GTCAGGTGCAACGTACGTTGCGTGCGACGCATGAGAGTGCGGCGCATATGGAAGCGAAACATGTGGCTTCAACAAGAGCATGTTTCGAGGCGAGCAGAGCCAAAGGTGGACAGTTAGGTCGGTTACTTGACCTCTGTCCGTCTGTCTCGACCTGTAATCCTCTCAACCCAGTCGAACGACGGGCCCTACCGGATCTGGTCAGGATGACCTTTTATCCCAGGGTTGTGGTAAATGGCGTTGTGCGCATAAACCACGTCGTGGAGGAGTACGAGTACACTCACGCGCAGCGCGTATGGAAGAGTACACTCACAGAGCTTATCGAAGGGTATGGTGACAAAACCTATACCCGAGAGCTCTGGCACAATCGTGAGAGGTACGTCATTCTCACGACGAAACCGAAGAGACTTCGGTGCACCATCCAAGCAGTGTTGGAGCCTTTGAAGGTCAGAGTGATCTCAAAGGGGGAGGCGGTGCCTTACTACCTCTCGAAGCCGCTACAGGTAGCGCTTCATGACACAATGCGGAAGATGGACTGCTTTCGTCTCATCGGCAGGCCATTGTGCCCGACAGACCTGTATGATCTGGCAAACCACCGTGTGCAAGGTGGTGAGGGTCCCGAGGAGTGGTTTTCCATTGACTACTCCGCGGCCACTGACAAGCTCTCAGCTCGGCTGAGCTCGTCAATCCTGACTTATCTCATTGAAGGTCAGGACCCGGCGCTTGTTTCCATGTGGAAGGCTGTGTTGGCCCCACACAAGTGCCAGTACCCATTTCCGTATAACCAGGTTGTGGAACCTGTTGTCCAACGGAATGGCCAACTTATGGGTTCGATCCTATCGTTCCCGATCTTGTGTTTGGCGAATCTTGGTCTGTACCTTACGGCTATTCGCGACGACACTCGATCCCTGAGGCAGAAGTTGTCCGGGGTGTTGGTCAACGGCGACGACATGTTGTACGTCGCACGCAGGAGTCGCTGGTCGACCCACGTCGAGCTTGGAGCTCGCGTTGGACTGTCGATGAGCCCTGGAAAGGCTTACCATCATCCAGTCTATGCTAACGCTAACTCGTCATGTTACCATTATGACTTGCAAAATGAGCGTAGCACTCCCTACAGTATTCCGTTCCTGAATACTGGGCTTTACTTTGGACAAAGCAAAGTACTGGGAGGTGACGATGTTGGAAGCACCGAAGGAAGGTGCTCAACGATCCCTGAGTTGCTGGCAGGCTGCCTGCCTGGCAAGCAGTGCGAAGTCCTTCGCGGTTTTATCCACCGTCACAGTGGTATAATCGCCGAAGAGTGCA